ACGATAGTAGCGGTTTGAATTGATTTGTAGACGACCCAAACCTTGTGCAGTTGCATCACCTTCAGCAAATGGATTCGCTACCATTCCGTAGCGAGTCTTGAATCCAATTTTTGGCTGGAAGGTGTTCTCGCCAACGGCACGAACCATCTGGAGAGGAACATAAGGGCAGTAGAATAGACCAGCATCATAAGGGGAAGTACCCTTATAGCCGACAACATAATACTGACCACCATCAGCGCCAGGATTGGTACCACCAGAATAAGGATCGATATAAACACGATACTTACCCATTAGAACACCAGCAAAAGTATTACCAGTGTCATCTACATTTAGGTTAGCATTTAGTGCAGGGGTGTAGTCGAGTACGCCTGCCATGGTTAGAGCAGAAGCAACATCAGAGGAGCACATGATCACATTACCCTTTCCTCTACGAGTTCTGATTGCAATTGCGTTTGCATCACGCTCGATTTGGAAAAGTAGACCCTTGAACTTCTCAACAGACCAACGACCATTGGAGTCGATATCTAGGTCAAATACACCTGCGGTAGCAACATTAGTTGCAGCGCCTTGCTCAGCTACCTTGTAGATAGTTCTGATTACTTCGCGGTTGATTTCAGCAAGAATCTCGGTGGAGAGAATATTTGCGAGTTCTGCTTCTGCGTTTAGACCATGGATAGCCTTTAGATCTTGTGCAAGCTCTAAGCTATACTCGGCCTTTAGTGCTCTAGACTTTGCTTCAACTAGGATTTTCTCGATAGAGAAAGCCATTTCGTTGAACTGGCCACCATTAGAAGCGCCGAGAGCCTCAGCATCACCAGTCTTCATTGCCTGGCCAACATTATAGCCAAGTGAAGATGCGGTACCAACTGGGTTTAGAATTCCAGGATTGCTTCCAGTTTGGGTTCCACCTGTAGTACCTAGACCAGCAATAGCATCAGTTGCATTGGTTGCACTGTTGTTTGCATTGGTACCAGAGAATGCAGTATTTACTTCATTATAGAAGGCTTCGGTTCCGCTCTGGTCGTTGTAGCGTGAACGCATTGCGAAAATGAGTCCAGTAGGACCAGTCATTGGTTGTACGCCAGCTAGGTCATATGCGACCAAGTTAGGCATGGAACGACGAATTAGGCTGATTAGTACAGGGTCAAAACCAGCTACAGGACCACCAGCAGCGGCACCACTACCTACACTGCTATATGCACCATAACCACCAGGAGCATTACCTGAGTTGGTTGGTGATTCCATTAATACACCATTAGAGAATGCTTGTTCTTCTCTTAGGAATTTTTCTTGGTTTTCGAGCAAGACAGCGGTTACTGCTTTACGATGAGAATCTCTGATTGGATCAAGACCATCATAGTTGAGAAGCGGTGCCCACTTTTCTTGCAGATGCTCGGATTGGAACATTTGCTTTTACCTCTTAAAAAATGTGTTTGTTTTTGTTTGATTTAATGTTAAAATCAGTTGTTAGCCAACATAGAAAGGGCTTTCATATATGTATTCATCGATGGGGAATAATCCTCAACAGATGAAATTACACCTTCTGAAAGGGTTTCAGGTTGAGCAGTTGGAGATGTAGTTCTGGATGGAAAATATGATTCCTTCAAGGTCTCCAATTTTTCACGATATTCTTCTTCACTTTCAAACTCAACACTTTCGGCAAGTGAAGCGAGCTTTTCTTTCTGAGTGATGGCTAGACCATCAGATACTACATCAAAAATTCTATCAGCAACCGACTCTGAGAGTCTTCTGTTGAGTTGAATGTTTCTCTCAATTTGCTCGTTGAGTTTTGTCTCCATTTCATCAAGTTTTTCTACCATATTCTCAAGTACATCATATTTTTCTTCAGGGAGTTGTACATAATGATCTTCAAAAAGATTCTTGAGATTGCTCAAGAATGATTCACTTAGTTGCTCTTTAATTCCATATTCAATAGCAAGATTGTTTTCTTGCATCCACTCATCAGCAACATATTCTAGATAAGAATCTACGCGCTCTTGTAGTTCTTCTTTCATAGAACCTACTTCTTCGTATAATCTTTCTTCATATGCTTGCTGATATTGCTCGTCAAGCACTTCACGAATTTCATTTACTTTACTGCGAAGAGCAGCTTCAAAAATTACTTTAGCTTTATCTTTGAACTCTTCAGAAAGATCTTCTCCTTCGACGAGAGCTTGTACATCTTCTTCGATGTCAAACTCTTCTTCTAATTCTTCATCTTCTTCATCTTCTTCATCTTCGTCATCATCTTCGTCGTCACTATAATCTTCTAGATCTTCGTCGTCTTCTTGCTCTTCACTGAGTTCATCTTCATCAATTTCTTCTTCTTCCTCGGCCTCTTCTTTTACTGCCATTGTCTGCATGGCTTCTGCAGCTTTTGCTTTAGAGTTTACTACATCATTTACACTCTTAAGTGTTGCAGCAGGATCTTTTATTTTTGCTGATTCGTCGTCAGACTTGTAATTTTCTGGAGTTGGACCACCAAGATCTTCCCAACCAGTGGCACTCTGGCCATCAGGAATACCAGTTGTTAGATGTGGCATTGGCTCTGCTGGTTTTGCGGTTGCATTTACAGCAGATTTGGATTGCTTTGTGCCTACTTCCATTTCTTGTAAGTTTTTTCCACGAGACATTTGAACTCTCCGATTTAGCTATGTATTAAATCTATATTTATTTATAATTTATGAAATTACAAAGAATTTAAAAATTCATTGAATAATTCAATTTTCCTTTCTTCTAGTTGTTTTGTGTCAACTAGATGATTTATTTTTTTCTTAGCATTTTCTAGTAACCAAGAATTTCTTGATACATCATATATCCACTCAACTCCTTCCATGATCCCATTTACAAATGCATCAGGAGCGGAAGGATCTGCAACTATGTCAGCAGCAGTAGCCAACATAAAATCATTAGAGACATAACGAACACCATTTCTTTCTACTAGTGAACCAATTCCACGAGAAGAAACTCCCAGTTTCACTCCTTCCGAAATCAAAGAAGAAGCTATTTTACCCATTGGAGTATCTAGAATTTTTGCTTTACCGACAAAGTTATTTCCATCTTCTCTCAAAGATGTGATCATATGAGAAACTCTATCTAGATTTACTGTTGGCCCATCTGGGTGGCCCAACTCACCTAAAGCTCTTCCTTTTGAAATATAATTATCAGTATATCTAGTTACTTCTCTGGCAAGAGTTTCCATCGGATAACATCTACCATTACGATTTTTTATATCAGCCTGAAGGAAAATTCCCTCTATATAAAGAGATTTTTTTCCGTTTTTTTCTTCGGTGATGAATTTTACCTTAGAAATTTCTTCTGTGATTAGTTTCATTTTACTAGTTGGTAAATCCTACTTTTGTCGCTTTAATTGCTGAAGAGGTCCAAATTACATCTGTTGGAAGTTTTTCTAAAAATTCAACTGAATTTCCCGGCATTGAGAAATAATTAGTTGTTGCTGCTCCAACAATAGTCGAAACACCAACTGTAACTATTCCAGAAGTTATATTATGGAGACGAACACAAGTTGCATTCGAAATGCTAGATGCTGCTCCAGCAGCTGTTGCTGT